ATCCATTTTTCGCGCATCCTAGATCCAGAACTTTTACTTATTATCAGCTTACTTATTGTATTGGGTGATAGAACATGCGCAATCCATTGCGCATATCATGATATAATCGACTATTATGGTAAAACCCATCCAACTATGTGACTAGAGTTGCCCTATGCGTATCCAGATTGCGGCATTTGACTATTCTGTAGTTGGTTAAACCGGCTATCCACGTCGCAGCAATCGAAATTGTGTCATTTTCGCTAAAGTTGATGATATGTATGCATGTACAACAATCAACCAACAATACACTATGCCTCCAGGCCCAATTCCTTGTATAGATGTGGAAACTCATTCTGATAATCGACCGCTTGCCATATCTGACGGCTTTATGCCAAAGCCACCAAAGTGGCTAAATAAAGTGGCGAAGGGAATTTTTGTTGATGCTGCGACCCGTATTGTAATGATGAGTATGGGTGGTATCGCCGATACTACAACTATTGCAATTTATGCCAATCAGTATGCACGTCTTCAGGAATTGGCAAAGTTGGAGAAGCGTGATTTGAAGCAGGATAGAATGCTCAATGATCTTACATCTTCGGTGCTGTCATTGGCCAATCAGCTTGGTCTTACGCCAGGTGGCCGTGCCAGATTGCGTATCGCAAAAAACCCTGAAGCAACTACAGACGATCTTCGTAAAGCGATAGAACAGGATTGAATTTATACTCAATTATATATGAAAGAACAACTAAAAGCTATTCTGCAATGGATCATTGCATTCATTCTTGCACATAAGACAAATACAGCGATTGCAATCGTTTCGTTTATTCTTGGCGCGTTGATTTTCTAATTATGGATATTCCACTAAACATTCCAGATGCAGATATTATAGTGCGTGGTAGAAACGTTTCATCATTTACTTTTACCATTTATAACATATGCGTTGTTGATGCGGAAACTGAATTCATCAATGAACAGGCAAATAAACATAATGCTATTGATGTGAAGATTGATGTGGTTCCAAGATTGTCGATGATTTCATTTGCCACCAAGGAAGATAGTGATGAGTTCGTAAAGGAATTCGAAGGAAATTGATGATAGAAATACCATCAGATAGTCCGTATTACTATGATGAAGCCGCTGTTGCAAGAGTCATGCGATTCTATCATAAGATATTGCGGCATTTTGATGGAAACTTAAGAGGACAGCCGGCCGAACCAACATCGTGGATGATAGACGCCATCGAACACATCTATGGTGTAAAACATAAGGGAACGGATATCAGGCGGTATAGAGAACTTTATATAGAAATTCCACGCAAGAACTTCAAAACCTGGTTTATTGCATCGCTTGCATTGTATGAACTGGTCTTTGGTGAATATAGAGGTGAAGCCGTTGTTGGTGCAGCAGCTAGACATCAAGCCAAGTATCTGTTCGAAATGAGTGTAGATTTCATTCGCGCCAGCCCGGATCTTGCCAAATTGGTTAGAATTTATAAAAATCATATATATTGTCCATCAAATAATAGTACATTCAGAACGGTAAGTCGTGATGGCGATACTCTTCAGGGAGCAAATATCAGTTTTGGCGTCGTTGATGAGATCCACGTACAACCTGATAGTGATCTATATGACTCAATGCAGCAGTCGCAAACATTGCGCAATCAACCATTGATTATTGGAATCACCACCGCGGGTCTTGTTGGCAAGGAAAACTTCGCTTGGCGTATGCACGAACGCGCAAAAGCGTCCATAGAAGGACGGTCCAATGATGATACGATGTATGCCAAGATTTATGGCGTTGGTATTGACGAAGATTGGAAGAATGAGGCAAATTGGATAAAGGCCAATCCGGTTATTTCAGTTGTTCCGAACAAACTGAATAAGATGCGTGAATTATTTGTCAAAGCTCTTGAGAGTAAAGAAGAAGAGTTTGCTTTCAGGCGATTTGCACTCAATCAGTGGTTGCAATCTGAATCTGCGTGGATAGCAGATTATGACTGGATGGAATGTGGTGATCCAGAATTGAGAATGGACAATTATAGTAAGCAAGATTGCTGGCTTGGCCTGGACTTATCCACCAATACCGATCTTACATCTGTCAGTATCGTATTTAAGAAAGAAGGTAAGCCAATTTTATTTAACCATTGCTTTTGTCCAACTGACGGTGTTAAAAAACGTAGTCGTAAAGATAAGGTGCCATATCAAAGCTGGGTTGATCAGGAATACATGACAGCAACACCTGGTAACGCCGTTGATTATGAACAGGTACTAAATTTTATATCGGAACTGAATGACAAATATAGAGTTGTGAAAATCGCGTTCGATAGATGGGGAGCGGCACACCTTGTTCAGAAACTGCAAGATATTGGCATTGAGGTAGTATCATTTGGACAGGGATACGCCACAATGAGTCCAGCGGCAAAGACATTTGAGCGCCTTGTATTACGCAAGGAGATTGCCCATGACAACAATCCAGTATTGCGGTGGGCAATTGGTAATGTAACCATTGAACAGGATGCGTCAGGTAATATCAAACCAAGCAAGAAACGTTCCATAGAGAGAATAGATCCTGCAATATCCAGTATCATGGCAGTTGAGATTGCCACTGCCACAGAAGATCAATCTGCTGGAACTATTAGTTGGTCGTGAATAAATCAAACTCATAACTATTTATACAAAGACCCAATATGGATTTCTTATCTATTTTTCATAAAGCGAAGTCGTCAGACGAATCAATCATTCGTTCAGAATCAACCACCGACTATAGCGATCCTGTATCCAATTCGGGATTCACTTATACATCACTTGATGATGATAGGCTGTCCATTGTTTATGGATGCGTTCGCATTCGATCAAACACGGTTGCACAATTGCCGTTGAAAATCTATCGGAAGATGGATAAAGGTCGTGAGGAAGCAACCGATAATATCTATTGGAACTTGCTTACCAGAAAACCAAATGGTTTCCAGACGCCGTTCCAGTTGTGGCAATGGGTTGTTCGCCAACTGGATATTCATGGCAATGCTTATCTGAAGCGTATTCGCAATGGTCTTGGTCAGACGATCGAATTGTGGCCATTAAACGCTATTAGTGTAAAAGTTCAGATAGACGCTACTTCTGGAAAGCCTTTCTATACCGTTCTATTTAAGGGAAAACAAGACGTCTATCCATCCGATCAGATCATTCACTTCAAAGGATATTCGGTTGATGGCGTCATTGGTCTTTCTACAATCGATACATTCAGAGTATTGTTTGATGGATATAGTATTCTGGAAGATGCTGGAACGCAGATTGCGAAGAATGTTGCCAAGGTTCCAAATATCATCACGCATCCTGTCAATGTCAAAGATGAAGAACTGCGGAAACTCAAGGACAATTGGAATAATGGTTTCAAGGGTGATAATGCTGGTAAAACTGGATGGTTGCCCAACACGTATAAGGTTGAGCAAGTTCCAAATGGTTTATCTGCGCAGGATGCACAATACATCGAACAGAAACGATTCAGTGCGCAACGTATTGCGGCAGATATCTTCGGCATTCCACAACACCAGCTTGGTCTTTCCACTTCGCCAACGTATGCTTCAGTTGAGCAGATGGCAATTGAGTTTGTTTCTTATACTATCACACCCATTCTTGTAAATCTTGAACAGACGCTGAATGATGTATTTTTCGCTGATGATCCATCATTGTATGTGAAGTTTAATACAAAGTCACTATTGCGCGGAGACGACAATAGCCGTCGCAACATGTATCAGTTCTTTCTTACAAATGGTTGCATGACTCCAAATCAAATAAACGATCTTGAGGATAATGGAATTATTGTTCCAGCTGATCAAGGTGGTGACACGTATGTTCGCCAACTTAATATAGGTCCAGCCACCACACAATCGCCAACATCATCGTTGGTATAATACTATTTATACGAAAATGAATACTATCTTCAGATCAATTGATATGGATGTTGCCGTCGATACTACCAAACGTACTATCACAGGACGGGCAGCGTCTTTCGGTGTTCTATCCAAGGCAATCAAGGATAGTCCGACTGGTCCTGTCTATAAAGAAACAATTGCAAAAGGTGCATTTAAGCGTTCATTGGATACTGGTAAGGATATTATGTCCTTCAAGGAACACGATACCAAGATGATTCTTGGTCGTATATCAGCAAATACTCTAAAGGTTGAGGAACGTGATGATGGTCTCTATGTTGAGATCAGTGTTCCAAATACCACTTTTGGCAATGATCTTCTGGAGTCGGTAAATCGTAAGGACATCACCGGCTTCAGTTTTGGCTTTAAGCCAATCAAGTCACGCACTTATACACGTGGTGATGAAAAGATAGTTGAACGCGTGGATGTTGAGTTGGTAGAAGTATCGCCGACAGCACGACCGGCATACGATGGTACTGAAATGAATTTGCGTTCGGATGGTGAGGTTTGGGAAAGCGATGAGCAACTCAAACCGGATGAAGCTACCGCCGAAGCATATAAACAAAAACAACGCTTCCAAACATTTGTTATGAATCAGGGCCTTCCCAAGATTCAGCAATAAAAACAATCAATCCAAAAAGGATAAAATACACATATGAGCACACTACTCAGTAAGCGGGCTGAAATCTTCAACGCGATGAAGGCCCTTAATGATACAATCGTTACCCGTTCTCTCAAGGGTGAAAACTGCAATGAGGAAAAGGGTAAATATACGGAGCTTGAGGCTCAGTATGATTCCGTGAATGCTGAAATTGGTCGTCAAGACAAGTTTCGTAGCATCGAAGGCGTAATCAACAAGGCCATTGACAGCCGTGAGGTTGCAACTGGCGCAGATGAGGCTAAGATTCGTGCCGCGTTTGTCGATTACTGCCGTTCCGGTGACGCAACCAATCTTCGTTCCATGAATACTTTCACCACTGGTGAAGGTGCCGCACTTGTCGGAACTACGATGTATCGTGAGATCGTCGATCTGCTCCGCGGTGATACCACGGTTCGTAAGTTGCCCGGCATCGAAGTGATTCGTACCACCAACACCAATAAGATTCCGGTCGCAACGTCCGATGTCACATTTGGTCTTGTTGCACAGGGACCGTCCGGTTCTTATAACGCGTCTGAAATTGGTTTCGAACAATTGTCGTTGGAAGCCTATAAGTTTGGCGGAGTCGTCAAGGTTAGCGATGAACTCTTGCAGGATGCTTCTTATGACGTTGTTGGATATCTCAATCGGTCAATCGCTGGTGCGCAGGCAGTTGCTGAAGAGACCCTCTTCATCAGTGGTTCTGGCTCAAGCACCGTTAAGGGCTTGATGAAATATACGACTGGTGCAACTGATACTACCGTTCAGTCCGGTTCAGTTGCCGATGGTTTGATCGACGCTTCGTTCGCTTCCGCAAATCTCCGCTCCAATGGTGTTTATATCATGGGTCCTGGACTTGCCAAGGCTGCACGCAAGATCAAGAGCACCGACGGTTCGTATCTCTGGACTCCGTCGCTTGTCGATGGTAAGCCTGAAATGTTTAACGGCCGCCCAGTGTATGTTTCGGACGCTGCTCCTATTACGCTTTCGGCTGGTACGATTGCTGGCGTCTATGTTGATCCACGGGCAATCACCATTGGTGATCGTCTTCCTTTCCAGGTTCTACGACTCAATGAGTTGTATGCCGCGGATGGTTTCGTCGGATTCCGTTACACCTTCCGCACTGATATGGTGATCAAGAACGTCGCTAAGACGCTCAATCGCTTGATTTGGGGCTAAGATGTAAGTAAAGTTTATAACTGAATGGCTACTTGAGATATAGTAGTCATTCTTCCACATGAAGATACAGACACCAACATCTTACGGCGTTACACTGGATATTGCAAAAAGTTATGTCAAGGTGGAGAACGATCTTGAGGATTTGATGATAAATTCGCTTGTCAGTGCATCATATATTCAGATCTGTAACGAAGCCAACCGTGATTTTCTTGAGACATCTTATACTGAAACATTTGTATCTGGTTCCAGTGAGTTTCTTGCAACGCAAGACGTCTATAATCTATCATCTGGATCATTGGTTCAGAGCAGTGATGGAAACTGGGTAGTATTTGATGATTACTTTACAGGAACGATCACGTATAAGACGGCGATATCTGCCAGTATGCCAGAATCTATAAAGATTGCTCAATTGATGCTTGTATCAAGCTGGTATGACAATAGAGCACCGCAGATCGTTGGAGCAAGCGTTGCCAAACTGGATTTTGCAGTAGAAGCGTTGATTCAGCCATATAAACTTGTAAATCCATCATGAACGCTGGAAACCTAGATGAGCGCATCAGTATAAAAACGTTGTCATCTTCGTCGATTGATCTCAATGGCGATGTGATCAACCACTATACGTCCGCAAGTTACTGGTGTAATGCAAAGTCGGAAAGTGGCGATGAAATTATTTCCAACGATATTGACACCATTTCATCCAGATATGCTTTCACTATTCGGCATAATCCGTCCATAACCGAAAGCTCCAACGTAATATACAACGGATACATTTATAATATCCGTTATATTGATTCTCCGTTCGGTCGTAACCAGTGGAATAAACTTCATTGCGAACGGCAGATAGGAGCTCAAAATGGCTGATAAACTCACGGTTGTGGTAACAGGTCTGAAAGAACTTGAGCAATCGTTGCTCAAACTTGGCCAAGATGTTGGTGCAACTGCAATAGTCAATGGTGCATATAATTCGGCAAAGATAATACAGGATACAATGAAAGCAAACATTGTCTCCGCTGGAGCATATGACACTGGATTGCTTTATAAGTCGATTTCACGAAAGAAGCGTATCTACAATTCAGATGGAACGGTATCTATTATAACGGGTGTCAATTCCTCAACAAAAGGATACGATGCGAATGGAAATCTACGACGGCCTATACGATATGCGCATCTTGTGGAAAAGAATAAACCGTTTGCTGAAAATGCTTATGATTCTACAAAAACACAGGTAGTTCAGAACTTTCAGGACTATCTAAAAAAAGTTATAGCGAAACACGCCAAGTGAATCTATTTATTGCCATATGACAACAGCTGAAATACTTGTCCAATTTATCAATAGCCAACTTGGAATACCAATATATTTCGATCATGCACCATCAGTTGGTGCAGTTTATCCATGTATTGCGTATAAAAAAGTATCCAGTGAGTCGGATCACACATTCGATGGTCCGGCATATTCCAAGGACACTTATGAATTTGTAGTCCTCACCGTAAAGGGAAACAATGCTGGTATAAATATGCCATTATATGGTATTGAGGGAGCACGTTTTTGGGCAAATGCGCTAAATACACTTCTTGATGGCTATGATGCGTCGATGTATTCCATCAACACAGCTTATAATGAAGAGTATGACGATGATACCGCAACATATCAGGTGATGCAGTCATATGGATTGCTACTGATGACTTCTGCATCGGCTTACACTGGAAGTTGGACCGGATCTTCGCAGTATTCTGATATACTACGTGGCAATGGAGCGACTGGAAATGTTGCGGTATGGGAATCTCCATATGTAATCACCGAAACTAGTACGCTTACAATATCTGGCAGTGATGTGATAATGGTTGGAGATCTGACGGTTCATGGAGCAATCCACGCGGTAATTTCAGCGTCTAACGAATCGGCTTCTTATGCAGATAAGGCACATTTGGCAGATACCGCAATCAGTGCTTCATATGCTTTGACTGCCTCCTATGTTTCGGGTGCGATTGCGTTGCCGGATGGAATTGTTACATCGTCCGCACAAATTGATTATACGGACATACGTAACAAGCCGACAAACATTGCTTCAGCATCGTTTGCTCTGACCGCATCTTACGCCCTAAATAGTCAGTCACTTCCGGCCGGAGTTCTTTCCAGTTCTGCACAAGTCGATTACGCTTACATTCAGGGAACGCCGACAACTATCGCAACGGCTTCATATGTTCTAAACGCTGTATCGGCAAGTTACGCGCCACTCCCCACCGGTCTTGTCAGTTCATCCGCTCAAGTGCTTGAGAATACCAACGTATATTCAAGTTCCTTACAGCTTCCCGTTGGTATTGTAAGCAGTTCCGCACAAGTGCTAACCAATAGCGGCGTTTATTCATCCTCCGCTCAACTACCGTCTGGAATAGTATCGGGATCGCAGCAAATCGCTGGTTGGTCTGTTACGTCAGCATCATATTCCGAAACGGCAAGTTACGTAAAGTTTCCAGACGGAATCGTATCTAGTTCTGCACAAGTTCTAACTGGAAGCAATGTATATTCATCTTCTGCTCAACTTCCACTTGGATTAGTTTCTTCATCTGCGCAGGTTGATTATACATTTATCCAGAATCAACCAACCACAATTGCAACAGCTTCTTATGCAATAACGGCTTCCTACGCTCTAAACTCCTCAGCGTTACCAGCTGGATTATTCAGTTCTTCGGCTCAAGTAGATTATAATCTGATTCAGAATCAGCCTACAACTATAGCAACTGCATCATACGTTCTTTCAGCAAGCCGTGCATTGACATCCTCATGTGTAATTAGAAATAGTGGACCATTTGATATTCCTGTAACGGCTATATACATACCATATGATAGAATCTATGCAGATTCAGCAACGTTGAATAGTTTAACCATTAATAATGAGAATGAATCTGGATATTTTAATGTCATGGGAGACGCTTCTATTCAGAATGACCTTGGAATATATAATAATTTGAATGTATTATATGGTACGGCGTCTATTGATACACTTGTAGTAACAAATCCGATTCATGGAACATCCAGTTGGTCCGATAAGTCAGTATCTGCCAGTTACGCACCACTTCCACAAAATCCAGTATTTAACACCGTTGGTATTGGACAAACGCCAACGGCATATCTTCATATAAAAGCTGGAACAACTACCGCTGGAACGGCGCCTCTTAAATTTACGTCAGGATCACTAACAACTATTCCTGAAAGTGGAACAATCGAATTTGACGGTTCCAACTTTTGGCTAACTATTTAATAACATGGCAAATAGATACAAGATTCTCCATAGCGGAATGAGCGTTGTCAGTAGCTCTGCACAAATCGATTACACTCAAATTCAGAACAAGCCTACAAGTATTGAGTCGGCATCATTTGCTGCAACAGCTGCATATGCACTCAATGTTCCACTAACAGCAAGTCATGCAACTATAGCAGATACTGCTAGTTACTATAACTTGCCAAATGGCGTTGTATCTTCATCCGCACAAGCCGCGAATTGGTCTGTTGCAACCGCTTCTTATGTTGCGAATGCAATTAGTTCATCCTATGCAACTTCGGCTGGAACGTCTATCAACGCGAATACCGCAAGCTATGTAACGTTCGCAAACGTAAGCGGCAAACCTTCACTGGTATCGTCTTCGCTACAATTTACACCATTCGATAACGTCACGTTCGGACAGCTCACGGCAAGCGGTATCAATGTCCAAACGCTGCACGCGCAAACGATTACCT